ACTTCTTTTTACAATGAGGGCATTGAATGGTAGGTTTCATTTCAACGCCTTCTTTGTATTTCGATGAGCTTGGCTCATCAATTTTGTAACCTTCGTGCGCGGATGTTTCTTGATTAGTTTCTTTAATTGAATTCCAAATTCCCTGGAGTACTTTGAAACCTTCTTTCTTTTCTTTTTCGCTGGTGCAGCTGCAAGAGTTGCACCTTCGCTTTCACGCTCTGACGATATCAGCGATCTTAGAGCTTCATATTCTTCTAACGTTAATGTTACAGTTGCCATTTTATTTCCTCCTGGTTAATGATGATGTCATCATTGCGATCGAGATCGCCCTGGCTATTGGTGCCAGGCGTGGATTAAAGATTCCAATCATAGCTGCTTTCCTGGCTAATCTCCGATCATCGGCTGCAGAACATCCCGTGTTCGAACACGCCAGGTCATGAACTCGACACGCTCGATCGAGAACGTCGACTGGTTTTACCGTCCAATCAACTCTCGAATCGTTTGAAGCAAGTGGTTTACCACCCGTCCAATTAGGACCGCAGTAATTACCATGTATCTTAACCAGGGTTTAACCCCCCATTCAAGCAGATAACAATTCAGATTGTACAAGTGCGCTATAAATCGAACTCGATGCTTTGGCTCTAAAACCGTACATCTTGCCTGTGACCGCTTTTGCATTGGAATTATTATTACCTTTGACCTGTGTGAAGAAGTCGTTGGTTGCGATGATCGCAATGTATTCAAGACCAGCAGGAGGAGTCTCCATCGATGATCGAGTAAAGCCGACACCAGCGGAAGCAGCTGCTAATGCGCCAGCGGTTCGAATGTCCAGAGTTGTATTAGCAATGCAAGCACTATCCGCAAGAGTTGCTATTGCGGTAAAAGATGTGCTAGTCAAGCTGCAATTGGTTTGAGTGTTGGAACCAGGCACAACATCAGGAGCTAGTGGATCTAGATTGATTGCTTGAACAACAAAGACTTCATTGTCCAGGGGATTGAGTTGAAGATCAACTCTAGCCTGGGTAAAAGTATTCGCTGCACTTTCTGTATTGCTAAATCCAATTGTAATTAAACTGGAAGTCTGGGTCAAACCTTTGATTGCCATGTGGTGTGCTAACTACACTAGGTTTATTAATTCATGTGCATAACCAATAATGCCATTATTGGGCGTTTCCTACTAGTTGCAGTTTATCTTCTGATCTAAATTCAAAATGACTCTACTGGCGTGAATAGCCACAGGCCAAGGCCGGTGCTGCTTCGCAAGCATCCGCGCCTATTCACCTACTACCGTCTACTACAACGGGCCGTCTACCTATAAGATTTGCACCTACATGCGTTATGCGTGCGCATAGATTTAAGGCAACTGGGATAGTCGGAGTAGATATGCGACCGATAAACGTCTCATTATCAGCCAATACTTGGGAACTAGCTAAGAGAAAGAAGAACTTCTCTCAATGGATCAGGTTAACTCTCCATGCAGAACGTAGAGTTGCACGTGAACTCCTGGCATTACAAGAAGATTTGACCCAAGCGCGGTCCGCGATCAAGCAATACATCAAATTAGTTGACGAGTTAAACAAGGAGTTGGACAAGAAATGAGTAATCTTTGGTTCGATATGGTACCATTGGAATGGTTTGAATTCCAATATCAATTTATTGACCACGCTTTCACCTTCTGCGCAGAGTGTGACTTGTATGGCGAGAAGTTTTGGGGCAAAGATGATCCCCATGAATACCATTGCGTCAAAATTCATAATAAATGGACATTTTATTGCGACGATTGCTGGAGTGCCTGGCACAAATGATTCAAGTTTGGAAACTCTATCGTTGCGAACGCTGCGGTTACCAGGACATTCTTCACAAAAACGGGCGTCCATCGTGTCCTCATTGTCGAGGATATACAACTTGCAGACGTAAACGCCTGGTCATCGTAGATTGGATCAGTTAAGGTTTCTTATGCGCTTTCTTCATGTGCTCTAACCAAACGATTTTCGATTCGAACTTCTTTTTACAATGAGGGCATTGAATGGTAGGTTTCATTTCAACGCCTTCTTTGTATTTCGATGAGCTTGGCTCATCAATTTTGTAACCTTCGTGCGCGGATGTTTCTTGATTAGTTTCTTTAATTGAATTCCAAATTCCCT